CTTGTTGTCACTTTTATAGTATCTTCAGTCGGAGGAGTTGGAACACGATTTCTTGTTCTTGTTATCTTAATCCAGTAATAATCAACTGTTCCAAATGCACCTATTACTTCATTGATTGTTCGTACTCCCCAATCAGGTGTAGTTAAAGCATCATTATCAAACCGGATAGACCCATTCTGCTTGAAGCCATTAGTATCATCCCCAACAGTAAAAAGTGTCCAAGTAGCTGAAGCAGCTTCTGAATAATGAAACGTAGGAGAAATTGTTTTACTTGAAGGAGTATCAAGTAAAACATTTATCTGGTCAAATTCTGCGGCAGATGCAACAAGAACCACATCATTATCGGCACCAAACAACTCAACATCTGTTCCAGCGGCACCAAAAGCTGTTGTAACATCTCTAAAAGTAGAAGTTATCGTTACAGTATCTCCAACAATTTCAGCAGTTAAAGTATCATTAGCGACTAATGTTATTGTCCCAATAGCAACAGTAGCTATTGTGTAAGTACTATTATTACTGGTACTTCCCGTTACTGCAATTACTTGTCCGGCTACAAAACCTGCAGCTACAAAACCATTCCCACTATCTGTTATTGTATCTGGATCAGCGTCATTAAAAGCTATTGTTGTAGCTGTTATATCACCACTAGCATCTGTAATATACGCAGCAGCTATTGCAGCTTGTGTTCCGATGTGCTGATGAATTACGTCAACGCCAGTGTGGGTAGCTAGTGCAGCATTTTCCATATCAGTATTTGTTGGGTCAGCTAAAGCAATATCAATACCATGAAAAGCTCCTCCGGTTGTAGCAGTATTATCTATAACAAAGTCAAGTCCAACTCCTTCAATTCCATCAACAAAAGCAGTAGCATCATAGTTTATTCTTTCCGCTATACAACCACCATAAGTATCTGGATCAAAATCAATTCCAAGTCCGTGATGTCCATCTACCCCAGCAGTTATAGCAAAATGCGCTGAATGTATATTTGCGCCTGCAGCACTAATTACTTTAAAGGAAGCATCTTTATTAACACCAACCTTAAAGTGAATATCTCCATTATTGCCAATAAAACCTCGAGGATGTGGATAAACAACAAAAACCATAGCAGTCGCATCAACTGTAATTTCAACTCCACCTGCTGTAGCAAAACTTACAATAAGTGTTGTTGTACTTGGTACCGCAATAATTTCACCAGTTGCCCCGGTATAACTTGGGGTTGAAGTTGCGACCTTTAAAAATTGTCCAATATAAGCATCAGTAAAAGTTGCTCCTGCATCTGTGATAAGTTGTGTAGCTGCAGTTAGAGTAGCACCTGTACCTGTATAAGTGACAGAAAGAGCATTATCTGATATTTCCAAGCCAGCTCCGTAAGCAACTGCTTCTGCGTACAACCCTTCCATTGCCTTTATACCGCTGGTTGTATAAATATCTCCTGTTCCAGCAAATCCTGCTGCAGGAGAATCTGTTCCTACTGACAGATTAGTTGTAAGCGCTAAACTACCGAAATCTACATCTGCAGCAGTATCAATATTTTGTGGAAGCGAAAGTGTTATTGAACCAGCTCCGTTCGTAACTACAATCTGATTTGCCGTACCAGTTAACGCTGCAAGCACAGGATCAGCTGCAGACGAGCCAATAACTAACTGGCCGTTAGTTGCTGCGGCAAGAGAAGTAATTGGATCTGTCCCACTACCAAGAAGCAAGCCATGATCAGTTAATGTTATTGCTCCTGTGCCACCTTCGTTAACTGGCAAAACTACCCGAAAGATAAATGCCTCTACGTTAGTTCCATCAGGAATTGCGATTACACCGTCATAAGGATTTGAAAGTGTAATGGATACTTCCCCATTTATAGTTTCAGCACCTTCAGTAGCTACAATCATATCACCAGCAGAGTCTCCGGAAAGAGCCAGAAGAAACGGTCTGCCCGGATAAGCGGTAATAATTGCAGATGGTATAGTAACTGTAACGGACATTATCCTAGTTGTTCCTTATAAAGTATACGAAATATCTAGTTTCGCTGAATTTGGTGCAGCGAAAGAAGTAAAGCGCATATTAGTATTTAAAGCGTTTAAAGTATTATCAGTCATAATAGTTATAAAAATATCTGACACAGCTCCTTGCGAAGCTATTAATTCGTTTATAGGAGCTGATATGTCTACTGACGTATATGTTCCACCACCACTAATACTCCATGCAGGCTTTGTTGCGCACCAAACTCTACTATTTGCATCTACTGCTGATACTGCCATTGTACCTGCAGCCGCATCTTCAACTCTTATATTACCATATACAGTACCACCAGTTGTATATGACTGAACTATTGTAATAATTGCACTAGTTATAGTTGCTGTGGCAGGTAGCGCAGCGGCAAAACGGAAAAGCATTGCTGGAACCTTAGTTGTTAGATCAGCTTCAAATGTTCTTCTTCCCCAATATAAATAATTATAAGTACCCGCACTATACACAGCATCAATGGTTGGATAACTACCATCTTCAATCTTCCAATGACCACCGTCATTTACTGAAGCTATCGAAGCAGTAACTGCTGCAGGAGCATTTACTATTACAATAGAATCATCTATAGTAAGAGTATAATCTATAGTTTTTTCTTCTAGTGCTACCTGCACTCCGTCGAACTCAGGACTTGCTCCTGTATCTATATCTTGCGGTAAAGAAAGTGTTAAAGACCTATCTCCATCATCAGTCACTGTAATTTGATTAACAGTTCCTGTTATCCAATCAGCTAAATTATGATCAAAGAATAGTGCTTTAACGTTAGTTCCGTCTGGAATAAGAATTACTGCATCATACTGATTACTAAGAGTAACTGTAGCATCTCCATTTATTGTTTCTGCGCCTTCACAAGTTATACCTACTGTATTTCCACTACTGGAGATATTTTGTACTACAAATGGTCTACCTGGATTACCAGTAATAATAGCTGTAGGAATAGTTATTGTTTGATCAGAAGCATTAAACTCAACTGTAATTGTTGGTTTGAGACTTCCACTAGAATATTCTATCGTGCGAATGTCTTTGGTAGACCCAGCAGTTGTTCCATTATCCCCAACAACAGCCATAATAGCATTACCAGCAGTATACCCAACTCGGTTTACTACTTCTTGCACCCCAGTAGTAATATCAAACTCATTCCAAGAAGAAACAACACTTGCTAATACTGTTTCTGTATTTGCTGCAGTTAAAGATAAAGCGTCTAACTGTGCCCAACTTGCTGGAGCAACTGCCGTATCTGCATCTTCACAAGCATTTGACAGTAAAATATTATTAGCAGTTGGGAATCCACTTGCTACGTAACCACTTACTACAGCTTTAGTAATAATTGCACCTTGTGGAAGAGAATCGCCAACAAAACTACTTGCCCGTACAAAAAATCTTGATCGCTGTCCTCCACCAGATCTACCAAAACTAGCAGTAGTCGCACCAGCAAAGAATGTATTAGAAAATCCAAAATCTCCCCATCCATCATCTCCACCAACAGCTGGAGAAATTACTGTACTATATTCTCCCGCCCCTGGATTAGCTAACAAAATAGAATCATCAATAGTAAGAGTATAATTACCAGCTACGGCTGCAGATGCAACTTGCACTCCATCAAATTCTGGTGAAGCTCCGGTGTCAATGTCTTGTGGTAAAGAAAGTGTAACTGTACCATCCGCATTATCTGCTACTAAAACTTGTTTTAGCGTTTGAAGAACATGAGCAGGAAGAAAAGTGTCTAGTATATTAATTACTACTCCACCAGTACCATCATCAGTCACACCAATTCTAGTAGCCGTACCAGCTATATTACCTGGAAGAAACGTATCTGGAATAGTTAATATTACGCCGTCAGCACCGTCACTTGTTACTGTTATTTTATCAGCTGTACCAGCTATATAATCGTCTAAATCTTTATCATCAAGATCTGCTATACCATCTTCAACATCAACAAAAAATTTAACCCAAGTTTTACTAAGAATACCTTGAACTGCAAACATTTCTTCTCTGATAGGAGCTCTAAGTTTAGTCATGCTACGCACTCCTCAAGTTCTGCGTAAGCCCCAAGGATTACTACTTTAATAGGATCTGAAACAGTAACTTTAAGAACTCTATTTCTTGACTTACCCATTCTTCTCCATCTAGCTCTGTTCTTATACTCCCCAATATCACCTATATAAGTTGAATGTTCATTCGACCAAGTATGCCCACCATCGTCTGACCACTGAAGAACCGCTGTAGGATTAGAGCCATAACCAGAAATAAGACCAGCACCACTTTCAAATTCAATTTCAAGACTATGCCAAATAACATAAAAACGATCTTTATTAATTACTTGGCTTGCTCGAATTCTTCGAACGTCCTCAGTATAATCTGTATAAGTATCAATGTCAATGGTATACAACTTACCATTCTCATAATCTCCAGCAATATAATCATCCCCAAACTTAACTATGCAATTAGCTCTATGCTTACCCCAACCAGCTACTACGCCAGAACTAGAAACGTAACTTTGCCATTCATGCCATATCTCAGTAGTAACATCATATACCCAGGTTTTATCTTCAGTAGGGAATGTTAAAACATAGAATATATGGCCAAGTGCTTGATAACTAAAAGCTCTAGCGTCGCTTGTTGTGGTATACGTAGAAATATAATAGTCTATTTGCGGTGTAGACACAGTGTCAAACTGGTATCCTCTAGTTCTCACTACACGCTTTTCTGTAGAAAGCCAGTAAATAATCCCATTAATCTTTAGCGCAGATGCTGCTGCTTCTATGCCAAGTTCTACAAGGCCACCGGGGATTCTTGTAAAAGGAAAATCAGCATTACCTGAATTATAGTAAATCTCTGCAGTCTTACCACCAAAAATCCATAAATCATGAGAATTTGAAATTACTACTTTAGCGTTATCTGGACTAGCCTCTGCAGTATCAAAGTCAAGTGCATCCCAATCTGTGCCGTCATAAAGGCCAGAAATCCATATCTGTCCAGTATCAGTTTTTGTTATAATAAAATAGCCATCTTGAAAAGTTACACTCGAAGCTACTGGAAAATCAGCGTCAGCAATAACAGCAAGTACTCCAGCAGTTATCAAATAACCAAACGCTGACCCGTCAACAATAATTACCTCTGTTCCATTATCGGCAAGAAATACATTTCCAGTACTAGTTGTTATAGATCCTATATTAGTTCTAACTCCAGCACTTGTTACTGAATATACATCAGGGCCTAAGACAACATACAAAACATCTCCGAATTCCCATGCGCCACGAGCTATAGTAAAAGCTCCCTCTGTAGCTAAATCACTAAATTCTACTAAACCAGCAGTACCGTACAAAACCACAGGGTTCTTTGCGTCCTGTTTTTCAATAGCTGGAAACAGATTTACACAGCGCTGCGCATTAACATTAGTACTATAACTTGTATAAGCTCCACCTGTAAATGGTAATTCCACTTTATATTCCTATCTGCAACCATCAGTATTTATATTATAGCCACTATGCGAGCCAGCTGGTAAATTACTACTTACGTCTACCGGCTCTACATAATTACCTGCGTTCAATGTGATCAGTCTATTATACGAACTACCAGCTATCGCAGCAACTTCTGCGGAAATAGATTTACCAAACTCCGAAGCCATTCGTACAGCAAGATTATAAATAACAGCTTCTTCATAGTTAACCGGCATCTGCAATGTATCTGACGTAGCTGAAAAAGAGCTCGTTTCTGTAAATGGCTTTATACTATAAAGATTTAATGTATCTGCAACACTAGGAACAGGATATAAATATATCTGCACATACGGAAACGCAAATCTCGGAAACAACGCATAAGGCCTACCAGTAGTAGACTTTACAGTAATTTCTCTATACCTACTTTCACCAATAATCTCCACAGGATATGTTACATTACTGCTGTCTATTGTAGCACTGAGAATTTGGTTTGGTCTTGCTGTGTCGATTGTACCACCTGAACCCCAAGTATAAAGAAACGTCGCAGCTGTTAAAACAAATGTTTCACTCACCGAAGAAAAAACGTTTATCTTCTCCGCAGACCACGACCGCAGCATTACTTGCAAACCCTCTAAGAAGTCTTGCTGCTCAGCCGCAGTCATGGTCTCACCACTTGCTACTACATTAATCTTTCTTGAAGCAGATTCTATTAGTGTAGAAACTAACATTAGTCTTCATCCTTGTCACCAGAATGGTCAATTATTGACTCTTCGTCTTTATTAGAAAGCGCGGCAAGTATTGCATCAACATCTACTTCATCCGTAAGTTCAACTTCTACTTCGTCTTCCTCATTCTCTTCTTCGATTTCTTTTTCTAGCTCAGCTTCCCAAATTGCTTCATGCCCAGGAAGACATCGCACCTTACCTGGATGATCTTTCCAGCCAGCTTCATCAAGTTCTTCAAGGGCTTTATCTGTCTTAACTACCTTTCCTTCTAGGCAGTCTTTATGAAATCTCCACGCCGGGGCAAATTCCTGCACCTCATCCTTAGGTGGAGGTAAATTTGCAAGTGCTTCGTAATTAACTCCTGATCCTAACAGTCTATTATTAGACATTATACCTCCTTAAAGGCGACAAATTTTTCCAAAGTTTTAAGAGTTATCGGAGTTACTGCAATATCTTTCCCGTTTACAGCTAAAGGAAGAGTAACTATCTTAAACTCTACTTCACATTCAGCCATCATAAGCTCATTATACTCTACAGTAAAGGCTCCCCAATTTTCATTCTCAGGCGTAATACTTTCACCACCTGAAGCATGCTTTTTGACAAGCTCATTACGTACTTTCTCAATTCGCTCAATTACTGGATTTAATATTTGCCCTAACTCTATCAAACCTAGACTTCCTTTTACAGGCCATTTTTCTTCGTTAATAGTATTCAACGCTTGTACCGCACCAAAGATCTCACCATTTAACATTTTCATTTTTAAATCTCCTGTAGTTTCTCCTGGAATTAATCAGGGGAAAGTCTGCCAGGAACAGACCTTTCGAGCCATGACTCTATCCCCTGAGTTAAGTTAACTACTTTACAATAACATCTATACCAAGATTAACAACCCATTCTTCACCAGCAGGAACTTCAACTACTAAAACTTCCTCACCTTTTGGAGATGTTTTAATCTTTAAAGTTTTGCCAGCAGGTATTGTAACACTTCCATTACCTCGGTATACAGTTTTAGCTGGAGTATCACGCTTTACTAATTCTATAGTCATAATATCTCCCTACTACCATGAAGCCGTTGTATGCCCAGCATTAAACAATGGAATATAATAAGCTGTTCCATTCACGTCTACCCTAATTGCTGCATCACTTTCAGTTGCTTGTGTCTGAGCTTTTCCCGATGTATTTGCTCCACTTCCACCATCTGTAGCGTCAAACCTTAATACGTTAGTTATATTACCAACAAAACTAACAGCATCAGTTATTGTTGATGTTGAACTATCAGCTCCTTCAATCCAAATACCAGTAGCCAAAGCATTACTTGCCGGAGTCGCCAGAATTCGAATTGCAGCAGTTTGGTTGTTAGACATACTACAAATATCAAGACCATAATCAACATAATTAGCTGAAGAACAGTTAATGTTTATTCTAATCCCAGCCGTAACACCAACAATATTCTCAGCAATAAGTGGTCGAACTTCAATACAATGACACTCAGTTGCTATAGCTGCGCCAGCTGCAATATTTAACTCAAACAAACCTGCTCGCATATTACCAGTACCTGTAATCGTATGAGCTCCAACATCAATAGTTGCAAGGCAAGAAACTTGTTCACCAAGCTCACAATCATCAGATATTGACAATCTACTTCTTGTAGCATACCCATTAGCTAAAGCATGAGCAACAGACAAGTAATTATACCCAACATGAATATAGCCAGTTGAGTCAGCACTTGTATCTATTCGATTAACATCACCAAAGATATACGTTCCGGTAGCTGCTCCTGTAATGTGCAGCATTTTCATAATAAGGAAGTTAGTTTGTGTACCGTAAGCAAGTGCATTACTATATGTTCCATGCTGTAATACTGCAGTTGCATCTAGCCCAGTTTCATTTGTTTGAACTGCGGATACATTAATAGCTGTAGTACAAGCACCTGAAATATTAATTCCAGTAGTATAACTACCATTAAGATCAAATCCTGTAATAGCAGTTCCCATTGTTAAAGCTTTTGCTGCTCCATCCCACTCGAGTGGGGAAAATCTTAAGTTTATACCCATTTTTAAATCTCCTTAATTAGGCCCTCGCTTTCATGAGGGAGCTTAGAACTTGTGGCCGTAATCAGAACTAAGCTCCCTTACTCATTTACTCTAGCCCCAAAGTCTTACTGCGCATTCTGGATACAGAGTTTTCATACCATACAGTACATCAAGACGAATAACCTCATCATCCTGATCAATATCATACTGTTTTACTACCCTGATAGAAATTCCTGCGTCCGTATCAGTTTCGCGAGCACCCCAAACATTAGCCGGCATCTCGATAGGCAGACACACCAGACAAAAAGCTTCAGGTGAAAACACCAGATTCTGCGGATATACAGTTGACTCAGTTCCAACTGGAGTCAGAGCTGCTGCAGCCAGCGGAAGTGCATCTATGTTGTTATACGGATCATCTGCCGCATAAGACATAGTAGGTGTAATAGGCAAAGTAAGCATTGCGCCATCAGCTGAAGTAGTAAGTGCTGTAACACCCCAATTATGCAGATGTCCAGTACTCACACCAGACATATTATTAACCTGATTTGTAGCTGCAATAGTAAAGATATCACCATCGGTAAATGTATTAGTCGTAGTAGTCATACCCTCAACAGAAAGAGTAGTTGCAGCTGTAACCGAAGTTTCTTCTACAACCGGAGTCGAACCAGTAGTAAACACACCAGTTGTATGGTTTGCAATATTCTGGTCCATATAAATATCCAGATTTGCAATCGTCCCAAGATAACCTTTGGTAATAATATCAGTTGCTACTTTCGGAGAAAAGGTACCTTTGAGTGCATCTGCCATAGTCCAGTTAGCATCCGGATTCAGAACCGCGATTCTCCGACCCTGTGGAGTAGATTCATTATCCAAAATGGTCTGACAATCCCCAAGCATTTTGAAAGTGTTCGGGGTAGTACCAGGAGTTCCAGCCCAGTTATAGACGTCTTTGTACAGCTCGCACAGATCAACATCGACCTGATTAGCCAGTGCTGCAGCTGCCGGGGCAATGTATCTTTTACTGTACTGATCAATGGTCTGAGTCAACTCAACAGAACTGAATGCCCAGGAAACGTGCGCCTGAGTAGCAACTGTCAAATCAGTCTCTGGCTCATTGATAAGTGTAGTTGACCTAACACGAGCTTTGGTAGCTCGAAACTTGTTAGGTTTGCGAATAGTAATGGTTTGTCCAACTTTCTTAAACTCATTCTTATACGCACGATAAACATTTCTTGCCATTCCGAGATTATTCAGAAGCTGCATCAGAGCTTCCTTAGCTATAATACTCGGAGTAAGCAAATTCGTATTTGCTGGTGTAGGCATAACTTACTCCTTATTTAGATTGCTTTTCTCTCCAGGCTCTATACTCTTTAGGACTCATGTTGTTAGGATCTTTTTCCGTAACACCAGTTGTCTTTACAGATTCAATAGGAGTTGGAGCTTTTGATAGTTTTTTAAGAGGTTTAGACTTTTCTTCAGTCTTTTTCTCTGGTTCCTTAGTCAATCGTACTTCAATCTTACCAACTTCTTTAGCAACCCTTATAGGGTCGAGTGCGGAAATTCTTTCAGACTCAGCAGGATCACTTGCAAGAAAATGCATTATATCCTCAGGAATTTCTGTATCCAAGAGAATTTGTGTTAACTCAGGACTGATAATGAGATCTTCGTTAAGGACAAGGGTAGTAAAATCTTCATACTTTTCTTTCCCTCTATCCATAGCATCATCAAGCCCATTGTACGTTTCTGTAACTGCTTGCTTTTCCTCTTTGCCTTCAATCTCCTCTACTACAGTTGCTTGCGAAGCCTTGAACCTAACGTCAATTTTCCAGTCAGTAAGAGCTTCAATATAATCATCCTCATCGTCAAAATCTTCTTTTACTGGCTTATCTTTGTCAGGAATTTTACTTGAAAGCTCTTTCACCTTAGCTTCTGCTTCGATTCTTTTCTCCTTCTCAAATTCAGTTTGCCTTTCTGCGGTTCGCCATTTCTTCGTCAGCTTACCGATTCTTTTCGTAACACTAGGCGAGTCAGACTCAGACTCAGATTTAGGCTTAGACTCTACCTTCTTTTCCTCAGTTTCTACTTTCTTCTCTTCTTTAGTCTCAGCCGTAACCTCAGGCTTAGCCTCTTCTTTTTCCTCTTCTTTCTTCTCTTCTTTCTCGGAAGTGTCTGGTTCTTCCCTTGGAATTACTGCATCAGACTTACCAACATCATCAGCCTTAGTTTCCACAGGCTCAGTTGAATCAACAGACATCATGTTTGGATTATCTACTCCATTAACAACAACACCTGCTTCAATTTCAACTTCTTTAATTTCTTCTATAGTCTTTAACATTCTTCGGTCTCCTTTGCAGGCTTTTAACCTGAAGCTTAGAATTGTCTAATACAGTTAAATGGTTAATAATTGACCTTTCTTGATACCTTACGTACTACAGCAACATCTCCATTCATCATAGATCTAATAGAGTTTTTATGTTGAGGTAATTTCTTTTTCTTAGCAAACTCATTCATTTGTTTCTTCGACATCCTTCTTCTCCTTTTTATTCTCAACAAATTCAACAGCCTTTAAATTCATTTGCTGAACAATAGCAGCTAACTTTATGTTTTCTTGCTCAAGCTTGACTTGCTGTTCCTCCAACTGAACTTGCGACTCCTGGAATGTAACCTGAGTATCTTCTAGTTTAATCTGCAACTCCTGCAATTTCAACTCACCCTGCTGTAATTTTAGTTGACCTTCCTGTAGTTTCAATTCACCCTCTTGCTGTTTCAGCATAACCTCAGGCGGAGGAGGTGGTGGAGGCGGAGGCGGAGGAGGAGTACCACCGTCACGAATGATAGCTGCATCCTCCTTTTTCTTCCTGATTTCTGGAGGAAGA